ATTAGTTTAGCCTCTGGTATGTCTATGTTAGACAGAACCTTCTCATCGACAATAACGGAACCTTTTTCAGTGTGCTTGGTAGGTTTCCAACCCAGAGTTATAAGACGTTCTGCTATCTGTTTACGGCTACCTGCATTAAAGACTTCTATCTTGTCCTTCAGTCTTTTACCTGTCTTCTCGCTAACACGCTCAGTTACAATAGGTCTGAAAACTGTTTGTAATTCTTCCTCAATTTCTGCCAGTCTTTTCCTCCAGTCAACCAAAAGGAAGACTGCTTTCTTAACATCGAGCTTGAATCCAATATCTTCTTGTTCTTTAAGAATGACACTGACTCGATGTTCGAGATCAGATGACTCACCCCAGTCGAGCAGATCTCTACTAAGATTCTCAAATAGTGCAGCGGTGACCTCAACATCTTGGATGCAATAGTCAACCATCTCATCACACAGCCCTCCATCGAAAGCTGTGAATTCTCCTTTGTGCTTTCCTAACCGTAAGCCCCATGATTTTAGCGAGTGTCCTCCTTCGAGAACTGGGTTTAGTAGCCTTGACATTAATAATGTGTCTCGCAATTGGCTTGATTCTATATTCAAGTTCCAGTGCTTCTTTAAAACTGGTGCATCGAATCCTACGATGTTGTGACCAATCCAGATATCGTTTGGTCTTAGATACTTTTGTAACTCGCTTGCTTGCGTCCATACTCTAGCCTCCTCTTTATTTGTTAAGTCTTTGGTGACAGCACACCAAATCTGACTGATGGTGCTGTCGGTTTCTACATCGATAATTATGTTTCTCAAAAGTCCTCCAATTCTGGTTCACCATCGACAGATGTGTACTCCTCAATGTAAACACCTCGATACTCATCTGGGTCATTACAACAATCATAGTACCGTTCTTTACAGTAAGTCAAAGAACCCTTAGCTACAATCTTATTATAGTGTTCTCCGCAGCCTCCGTAAACATTAGCCCAGACTAAATATTTTTTTCTCATAAAGCATTCTCGTCTTCCTCATCAAGACGTTGACACATCCTACCATACTTCAGATCGTAAAGTAATCGACCAGCAGGACCAACCTGACCAGAGTGCCTGTTCTTTAAAACCCTGACCTGTGTAGTATTGCGCTCAGTAAGGTCAGGATGCTGGCTAGAACGCTCTAAGCCGATAACAATGTCCGACAACTGTGCTATCGAGCCAGAGCCTCTGAGGGCTGATACAGAGACTTGTGCACCATCCTCAAAGCCCTTACCCTCTGGACGTTTCAGGTGAGACACCAAGAAAAGAGTGATTCCTGTTTCCTGAACAAGCATTCGGAGTTTAGTCATAATCTCGTCAATTGCCTTGCGTTCATCGCTCGCCTCTTGCGCTGAAACCACTATTGAGACGTGATCGAGGTAGATGTACTTACAATTCAAGGCACGAGCAAAGTAACGACAATTATCCACTATCGTGTCGATTGAATTAGATCCGAAGTGGTCATAAAAATAGAACCTGTCATCCTTGAGCAAAGCATTATAAGCATCTGCTAATTCTTCATCGGAAACTTCAGTGTCTGGTAGATGTATTGGTTTGTTTAAGTGCAAAGACATCAGTGATCTTGCAGTTCTTGCTTTGTCTTCTTCAAGAAACATAATTCCGAAGTTGTCATTAGTCTGATTAAAAATGCTGTAAGCAAGCTCTCGTATGAACTGAGATTTACCAAGACCTGAACCAGCAGTCACAGTCACAAGCTCTGCTTCCCTGATACCCATCGTCATCTCATCCAATGCTTGAAAAGGATATCGAACAAGAGACTTTGTTGGTCTTTTGAGAACCTCTTCTCTCAACGATGAGGAGCTTACAATCCCTTCAGGAACATGACGTTCTGCTCTCCACCAAGTATCCATAAAGATCTTATCATCGCCTCTGGAGAGGTAATCACAAGCATCTTTGTAATCAGCTTGAGGTTTAAACACTTTAATTTTAGATCCGAGAACCTTAGTGATAGCCTCGACAGCGTTCTTACCCTGTTCATCATTGTCCATGAATACCACGACATTATCAAAGCTATCGAGCCACTTGTAATACTTACGAACATCTGCTGAGGCACTGGCTGCACCATTCCTGATGGACACCACTGGAAATTTAGAACCAAGCATCTGAAAAGCAGCAGCACAGTCGTGCTCACCCTCCACCAAAGTTACATATTTACCACCTTTAGCAAAGTGACTCATTCCGAACAACTGAGCATCGGACCAGTCACCAGTCGTGCTAAACTTTTTCTCAGTGATTCCTCGCTTTTTGTAAGCAACAATATTACCGTCATTATTAGTGTACGGAAACCAGTAGTTTTGTCCATCTGATTTCACACCAAAAAACTCCATCGTAGCTCTCGATATACCACGCTCTGGAACTGATTTAAATATCGAATCTTCTGACGGATGATTAAGAGTCTTAACCTCTTTCCAAGCTGATGTGCTGTTAGAAACTAATGTCATATTTCTCCTTTTATGTTCACCTGAGTTTTTATCATTTACATTTACAGCCTCACAAGCATAGCACTTTGTACCCCAATCGTAGACAGCAAGAGCATCTGACGATCCACAGTCTGGACAAGGTTGATGTGCCTTTAATTGATTTCCCATAACAAATCCTTTTTTATGTGCTAAAATTTACTACTTAGTTTAAGTTAATACTAATTATAATAATAATAATTAATACTAATTAACACTACTTAGACTGTCTAAATTTCTTTCAGACATCATTTGATACATAGTCAATAAAACAAACTGAGGTGAGTAAATCTCTAAAAGCTCTAAGAAATCAGACATCACTGCATGAAAATGAGCCTCTTCCTCACTGTCAGCAAACTGTTGACCATCGTCATGTCCATCTACATCGTAAAATTCATCATCCATAGTTTTTCCTTTAAGTGTCGTAGGGTGAGACATCAGGTATGCCATCAATATTAAAATCAGTGTCGTACAACTCCTCGTACTCAAGACCTGCTCTGTCATCTGCTGCTTCCATGAGATCCAATCTCTCAAGAATCAAGCCAGAATTATCAGACGATTCAAAACAATAATTACAAAGATCTACATATTCTTTTTTGTAATGTTTTTTACCTTCGGTGATATCAGTGGTTTCAACTGACTTTCTACTTGCTTCAAAGTCAGAGAGCAGTGTGTCACAGGCTCGACATTTCATCTTTTTTTACCTCTGGTTAGCTGGTCAACAATGTTTCCTAATTTGATTGTACCATCTTTAACGTCATCGACCAACTCTCTTTTAGCACCATCACCTTCCTTGAAGACAATGGTTCTTCTTGTTAATTTTTTACCTTCGTAAAACTCATCGGAGTCTCTTCGACCAGCTTCGTACTGCTCGACCAATTCTTCTTGTGATTGAACCAGCTTGTGGACACGACCATCGATAACCATTCTAGGTCTTCTTGCTAAGTTAAAAAAAGCGTCTTCCTGACCGCACTGAAATGGTGTTTTATTTTTCATTAGAAATCATCCTTATCATAAATTTCGTTATCATCAAAAAAATAGTTCATTTTTTGACCGTATTCCCAACCTTTATCATATTCTATACGTTCTTTCTCATTCCAGCAAGCCCTATTTCGATCATATCTTCGATAGTGACAATCACACTTGCCTTGTTCGTAAGGTGTCTTAAATTTCATGACAACGCTCCTAACCACATCCAAACCATGATGCCAACGTGAGCTGCTGCTAACAAACATAAAAATAGAATCATTCCTCCATTGTTCATGTGATCTCCTCGTCGTTGATTGTGGTAGTTCTACGAACTATTGTGTAAACAGCAGAGTCCAAAACATTTTTGTAACTCTTAGCTTCTTGAAGATCCTCGAAGAACATCACAGTTTCGTGATGTCCTTCTGAGGTATTTGCAATGATGACGTACTCTACGTCTTTGTACTGAGAGTTCAAGACATTTCCTCCTCAACGAATTTTTCATACAATTTTTCATACTGTTCTTTAGACTGATACTTAACACCTGCGCTAGAGATGTATTTACCTGCTCTCTCCCACTTGGCAAACTCTATTGCTTCTTCTTTGGCTTGCTCTGGTTCAAATTTTCTAGAGATGACATACCAGTCACCTCGATCTCTTGGATACTTCTTACCATCCAAAGTAACTTGAAAGTAGTAACCATCCCAGCTTGTTTCTGATTTAACTTTAGTCATTTATTTTCTCCTTGATTAATTAAAATTACCTAACTACAACTCTATGTTAATTGTACTTTTATTTTGAGTCAAGCATTTTCGTATCAAATAAACAATTTATTTAGGCATATTATTTATTCCTTTAAAGAATAAATAAATCAACAGATTATGTAAACTTCCTAGTTATTTTTTAGTGACCTATAATTGCGTTAATGTCAAGCCCTGTTGTGCAGATTTGTGAAGTCTTGTGTGGTCTTGTGAGGCTACTTCACAAACACATCCTCCTCCCAGATTAATAAACCCCCTGTGGACAAAATGTTAATAACCTGTGGATGAATTGTGGATAACTTTTAAAGCTATGTAAATGCGAATCATTATCATTTACAAAGTTGAATGAGAATCATTCTCATTTAGCAGATTGTGGATAACTTGTGGACAAAATGTGGATAACTTTGATGGGGGGATAGGTTGTCACTCTGAGTGTAATATAATTAACACCCTAACAGACACAAAAAAAGTGAAAATGAAGGATGATGTTCTAGGTATGGGTACGAATAAGAACCGCTAAGAACCGCTAAGGACCGCTAAGGACCGTTAACGGACGTTAAGAACTGATAAGCTCATTTAGAACTAAGGAGAATAAGTACCCTACAAAAAAAGCATACAAGAATAAGTAAAATATGCTAGGATACCTTCTTTATGTAGCCTAAGAGGAATTATGAACAATGATTACCATCATCACACCTCTAAACCTACATAGATATCTAAGTAGAGGATAAACATTTGTCTGATAAAGATAATGTCCCTAAAAAAAGGGGTCGCGGTAGACCGAGAAAGACTGAGGTTGAAGCTAAAAAGAAAAGGAATAGGGTTGGTAGACCTGCTGGAGAAGCATCCAGAATAAAAGAGTTTCATGCTCGTTTGTTAGCTACAAGCGGTGAGACTGTTATTAATACGATCATCACCAAAGCTCTTGATAATGATGACAAAGATCAGGTTGCTTGTTTGAAGATGTGTATTGATCGAGTGCTGCCGATGTCCTACTTTGACAAAGGTAAGGATGCAGGTAGAGGCAGTGTGAACATACAGATATCAATGGTAGGTGATAAGCAAGCTGAAGTCATTGATGAAGAAGTAACTGATGTAGAATACGAGACTGTAGATGTCAGACCTGAAGATTAGTTTACTTCCGTGGCAGCAAGAGGTCTGGTCTGATGACTCTAGGTTTAAGGTCATAGCTGCAGGTCGTAGGACAGGTAAAAGCAGATTAGCAGCGTGGAGACTGATAGTATCTGCGCTAGAGGCTGATAAAGGTCATGTCTGGTACATAGCCCCTACGCAGCAACAGGCTAGGGATATTATGTGGCAGCAATTGTTAGAACTGGGTAATCCAGTGATATCAAGCAGCCACGTTAATAATATGCAGTTAACACTGATTAACGGTTCGGTCATATCGTTAAAAGGTGCTGATAGACCAGAGACAATGCGAGGTGTAGCTTTAAAGTTTGTTGTACTCGATGAGTATGCAGATATTAAACCTACAGTGTTTGAACAGATTCTTAGACCAGCGTTAGCTGACTTGAAGGGTCACTGTATCTTTATTGGTACACCGAAGGGACGTAATCACTTCTACGATCTCTACAAGATGGGTAAGAAAAAAGATGTAAA